TCCTGGTTAAGTCGTGGGAATGTCAGCACTATCGTCAACGGAGCCTTGGATCACGCCACCGTCGTCGATAAGGACCGAACCACCACTCATCATGTGATTGATGAAGTGAGCAGCGCGGTCGCCGTGCCATGTGATGTCGGCCACGATCTCGCCACGATTGGCGAAGTTCTTCGGATGCTTGCCCGAAGCGTAACCAACAGCGTTTTTGTGCCAAACAAACGGCTCCGCGTTAGCGGAACCGGCGTTTGTGACGCCCGTGTGAACGGTCCACTTGACGCCCATGTAGTCCTTCCAGCGCCCAATCTGGGCACCTTCGGTGAACGGGAGTCCGTTGGGACCGACGTAATCCGCCGAAGCGAATTCCTCGACCGTCATCGCGAAAGCCCACTCCTTGGGGGAGAGGATTCCGTAAAGCTGGCCGTCGTTCGGAACGTCGTTGCTGTAGATGGCTTCCACCATGCCCAACAAACCCGCACGAATGTTGTTCGACGTAGTAACCGTCCACGAAACCGTAGACTGAGAAGTCCCAGTCATGGTGGTGAGCAGTTGACTGTCGATCTTACGGCCCAGAGCAGCAGCGCCGCTGCGGGCAATAGCCATCCGTTCGTCGATGTTGATCTTGGCTTCGTCCAGCGCGTCTACCCAGTCACCGGCATAAAAGTCGGCAAGCGTGGCAGACGGCGCAGAGTGCGTCTGATTCATCGGAGTGATGGTGCCGTGACGGGCTTTAGTCGTCGCGGTGCCAGCAGCGATGGTCTGGAACACTGCGGTTGAACCCACAACGTCCCGCTTCCAACGAACGGCTTGCAACAGCATGGTGCCGAACCGCTGGAAGATCAGATGCACATCAGCTTCGTAGTCGGTAATAAAGCTTGTGCTGATGGAGGTACTCATAATGCACCCTCTTTTGCTTTTGGTTTTGTTTGAGGGTAATACTGTCAGGGAGCCGAGTTGAGGTGACGCGGCGGGCCTTGCGGGGCCGCTTGTCCTCTATCGGGGCTTCCAGTCTTACGGTTGCTTTTGGCGGGGCCTAAAAGGTGAGCCGCCGGATACCGGGCGTTAACCCGGAACTGTGCAGCAGACGGGGGCCGAGGCCCCCGCCCGCGCCACATTTCCTCATGGGCCAGGGAAAACCCACAAGGCTGTGATCTCTATATTGCGCGGCCTTCCGCTCCAACAAGTGGAGCATCGCCGCCGAGTTTCGTCGCAAGGGCTTCTGCCTGTGCTCCCAGACGATTAGCCTCGGCACTGTCGCCGCGATGGTATGCTTCGTGCTGTTCCTTCTTGAGACTGTCAAATTCCTTCTTGACGGACTCCCTGCCTTCCTGAGTCATGGCGGTCGGTCCCAATCCTGCCTCGCTTGTCTCCCTGCCGATTCTCGCAAGGGCTTCGATCATAAGCGGGTTGTCCAGAAGGAAACGCCCGTTGCCCATCTCAATCTCGCGGGCCACAGTTACGTCATCCCCAAAGAGGTATTCCATGCCCCGGTTGGAGAACTCCAAGTTGACATCGTAATCCTTGTCCCACTTGGCCTTCAGGGCGGCGGTGTTCTCGTCGGCGTACTTCGCGTCCGCGTCTACCTGAGCTTGCTGTTGGGCGGCTTCAATTTGCCAATACGCGTTGAGCGCGGCGTCAACCCCGGCCTTAGATACGCCCTCAGCGTGCATGGCTGAAACGATACTGTTCACGGCACCCTGCACATCGTCAGACGCCCAAGCCTCCTCCCCGATATGTTCCGGGGCGACAACCTCGTAGCCCTCGACACTTTCAGGAACGCCCATAGCCTTGTTGAAGGTGGCGCGGTCCTCATCCGAAGCATTCTCACCCGGCTTGATTACAGCGTTGGACAGCTTGGCTCGCATGTCCAGTGCGCGTTCGGCCAAGTGGTTTACGTCGGTCGAACTCTCCGCGAACTTGCGGGCGTCGTCGTTCGTAATGGCTACCCGCCAGTCGGCAGGCTCCTGTGAGGCATCCGGTTCTGGTGTTGGTTCTGCCGGGGCTTCCTCGGCCTGCGTCGCCTCCACCGCTTCCTCTGTTTGGGTATCTGTCCCCTGGTCTTCAGACATTCCTATCTCCTGTTTTGCTTATTGGGTAGTTCCTTTGGCTCCCTGAGAACGGACGCTAGTATCCGCGCCGCAAGGCTCCGCTGTCCCTCATTGGTGTGTGTCCCATAAGGGTCGCCGGGGACGACAGAGGAACGGAACTGCCCACCCCAAATCATTATCTGGTGGAACACCCGCTTCCCCTGCTCAGTGGTGAGAAAAACCCTCCGAAAGTCTTCAAACATCTGCGGAGAGTTCTGGTATCCCTGCTGCTCGGCGGAAGCCGCGTCCTTCAGAACATCGAAAGGGTCTCTATCCCTGTGCTGCTCCAGCCAAGTCCTTAACTGCCTTAGCGGCATCTTTACCCCCTGCTGCCAGTTGCATCGCTTCTTCTGCTTCCTGTTGGGCCTGTTGCTGTTCTGCCCTCTGCTGCCTGATCTGCGCTACCGCGTCTTCGGTTCGGACCAACTCAGCGGGAACCGCCGCTGCCTGATGCTGGAATTTCGCGTAAGCATCGGGATCAAAGTTGTCCAGAACCTCCGGCGAGACTTGAGATGTCTCAATGAGGTCGTTCCTCCACGCCTGGGCAGCAACCGCTTGCGCCTGAAGCCTGACCTTTTTAATCGGGCTTTCGAACTCGAACCGCACGTCCCGACCCAGCAGTATCTCGGGGATGGGATTGAACGCGCCCGCACGTAGCATGATGTTGAAGCTACGCTCAACTACGGGTGCAGTATATTCCGACTCCAGCCGCCCGAACGCCCCGCCCATAATGCGGATGAACTCTTCCTTCCGCTGGATGATCTCAGTGGCCGTCATCTCAGGGCCTTCGGTGGGGAGGTTCAGCACGTCCTTGAAGAACGCCGCCTCTACCCGATTCTGTCGGTCGCGCAGCATCTCGATACCAACGTCCACCCGCGCTCCAGTCTCCATCGGGCCGATGGGAACCCTGCCCAGCGCCCTTGCGAGTTCGGAATCGTAATAGGAAATGCCGCCCGCGAACGTATTCGCAGCGTTGAATGTCCCGTCGTCGGGCGCGAGAATGGGCGGCTCCGCAGCCTTCTGAGCAGCCGTAAGAAGCGACTCGTCCATCGCCTGGAGCATGTTCGCGTCGGGCAAGGCTATCTGTCCCGGCCCACGCCCCCAGTCCTCCCCGGAAGTGGTGTCCCACCTCGGTACGGCGAACGGGAATTCCTCAAACCCGCCTTCGGTTAGAATCTCAGCCTCCGAAACCTCCAGCCACACTGACGAATAGGGGTGCCGCTGGGACAGGCCAATGCCCTTCTCACCACGCGGCATAACCACATGAATGTGCTCGAACTTCTCTGCCGAGGGCTTGTCTTGCTTGAGGGCTTTCTTGACAACCTTGGCAGCCTTCTCCCCGAAGAACTGACCCGCTTGACGCGCAGTGGGCATCCAGCGGCGGATTAGCCCGTCCACCCGACCATCCGAGTTGGTAACGAAGAAAACGTCCTTCAGGTGGAGGGTGTTGAAGTTCAGCCCCCTCAAGTCGGCCCTCTCCCCAATAAAGACTGATGCCGTGCCAAAGGTGACCAGATCAAGATCAGCTTCCGCCAGAGATTGCTTGAACCTAGAACGCGGGTTCTCAAAGGCGCGGAATAGCTTCTCCTCAACCGCCGACATCCAGAGCAGGGCCTCTTCGTCTTCGTTCAGGGCGTCGTCTTCAGCGCGAATGCCGAAGAACCGCTCCGGCCTCAAGATATTCCCGATAGTGTTAGCCAAGCCCCGCGCCGCTTGCTGGCCGGTGTTATCGAATATCTCGTCCTGAAGGCGCTCACCGTGAAGTTCGAACTGGGCGAACCCGCTCCTGCGGGGGAGAAGAACAGAAGCGATGTCCTCAAGGTGAGAGGAAAACAGCCCCTTCCGTTGCTTCAGTTCGCCGTATAGAGCAATGAATTTTTTGGCCCGCCTGATGTCACTCATTTACTGCCCCAATTTCTGAGCACCCGCCGCGCTTTGTCCGAGGGGGGCTTCCTGCGGGATTTCCCCGGCGATGATATTGGCAGAACGCCCCTTGCGCTTCTTTTCTGCCTGAGCGCGATTGCGGGCGGCCTCAGCAATGGCGGGGTCAGCCCGGGTCACCACGGGCGGGGGCGTGGGAAGCGGGGGCGGCTTGGGCGGGGAGAAGATTGATCCCATTTTCTTTGCCTCGTTAAGTAAGAGTAAAACTGCTTGCTAGTCAGGATGAACGGCTTGTTGATGCCCAGCAACCGCTTGGCAATGCTCACGCAAGATATCGGCATGAACGGCCACCAGATGCGGTTCTTCCCCGTGTTGGGCTTAATGTCGGCCTCTATAACAATCGGCCAAGGCGGAACGTGATAAGAGATGGTCAGTCTGCCGTAGGTCATATCCACAGCGACACCACCAACAATACAGAAAACGTGAGTAAAGTGACCTACAGGGTCAGAGCAGAAAACAACCGCTGCCTTATTCAAAGGTGTCTCGCGGCCACGCTAGGTGCGAGTTCGTTGATACGGTCGTCGCACTCTTCGTTGGTAAGAAGGCCACCCCCACCTGCCGTCCGGTGCGCCCTGCGGGTGGCGGCCCTCAGTCTATCGAGGTCTGGCGGTTCGAGAGTATCGGTCATCTGAGGCCCCAGAACGAACCGGGTTACGACCTCGGCAGAGCCGATGGCACACTTCAGATTCCCCTGCATCCTCTTGGGGGGAGGCGGAACTTGGGGACTGTCAGGCGTGACATGCTCCCACTGGATGGGCTTTGTAGCCACATTGAAACCCACCGCCATCTCGAAAATGGCAGTGGATACCTTGTCCTCGGCCTCTTCTTTTCTTTTCGGATCGTCTGCGTTGTACCAGTAAGCCTGCCTGATCCAGTCACCTGGACGGGGCTTCTCGCGGACTATCTCAACCATCGTAGCCCGTGGTTGGTTTTTGTTGGTTTGACAGGGGACGGTTCCAGCACAGTATCAGCCGCGCTCATCTCCCTCTCGGCAATGTATATCGTCAGGGTCTCAACGTCCCATCCGTTCTTGATCTCGTCGTCAGAAGGTTCTACTCTCCCCACCTTCTGAACAGCCTCCTCAAACGTCACCGTCTTCCCCTTAGCCGCCGCATGGATGTGTTCGTGCGTGACGGCCCGCTTTTGGATACCTGCTTCCCTGGCTGCTGTGTCTTCAAGTCAACAATCCTCGACAGACCATCCAGCATGTCGTCGTGGTGCGACACCGGAAAAGGGAGGTATTCCTCGTTGATGAATATCTTAGTCAAGTCCTGGTTTTCCCCTTCGTAATTGCGCTTCCAGCAAGTCTCGGGAAGCAGCATACGCCCCTGTTCAAACAACGGAATCAACCGCCGGATGCGGTCTTCCTTCTTTACCTTCCCGCCCAGATCAACAACATGGAAGCGGTAGTTCTCCCTGTCCATCCTGTCTTTAATGTGCTCGATATCAGCCTGTAGGCCGTATTCCTCATAGCCCACCAAGAGCGGCTTGTACTGGCGGTGCCACTTGAATATCAAGTCCGCACGTTCTGTCAGGTTGATCCTGTCCCGCACCATATCGACGATGCGGTAGAATCCGTCCTCACCAATCCCGACAACCCCCATAAAGGTGTAGTCGGACGTTGTTTTTTTCTTTGAAGCCGGGTCCACAACAATGTAGAGATTCAAGCCCTGCACATTTCTAGCAGGCCAATAAGCCAGCCACTCCTTCTGGAAGCCCTGCGCCTTGTCCGCAATGGGATTTAGCAACATCTGGCAGCCAAATATGTAAGGCCCAAATTCCCTGCGCTTCGCTGCCAAAGCCTCCCTCGTCAGGAGCACAGGCTCCCCATCCACCGTGCCGTCGTCAGTGCAGGGGTAAATCCTTGGTATCGCTGCCTTGCGCTCTATCATAGTGTGGTAGGTGTCGTTGAAGTGATAGAACGTACCGGCATGTCGCCTAGCCCCG